CACCCTGTAATTGAAATGCCTGGAGCTGTCTTTCTAGGATATTGTTTAACATACCTATTTGTTGCTCAGAACTTCCAGTACCTAAACCAACAGTAATAGAAATATTATATCTATTTCTCCATTCAGTAGGTTTAACTGGAATAAATTGATTGTTTAATTCAACTACTCTTTCTTTGTCTTGATACTTACAAGTAAGTTCAAAAATTCTTTTAAATAAATCTTTAACACCAGTTTCAGCAAATACTCTAGCTATCAGTTCCATTCTCATTTGAGATTGGCTCATCAAAGCATTAACACCAGTTGCAGTCTTATTTAAAGCATCTGCATCCATACCTTGATTGTATCTTGTAACACCAGTTCTAGATTCTCTAACTGTATCTAAATATTCTAATAATGGGAAAGCCTGTTGCGAAATAGTTTGATTTTGCATTGGCATCATAACTTGACTTGGTGGCTGCTTAGTTCTTACAACTCCACCTGGTCTTGAAGTTAATAGGTCATCTAAGTTGACCATACCATCCATTATAGCAACTCTATTATTATTTGTTAAATACATATTATCCAACAACTGTCGCATAACAGTAGATTTAACTAATTGAACATCTTCTACTAATTCAGAAATTGATCTGCCATAAAATCTGTGTGGCATTGGAATAGGTGTGATTGAACAAAATGGCATTTTATCACAAGCCATATTTTCTAATATTGTATAACCGCCAGTTCCAGCAACTGTAATTTTTCTTAACTCTGCAATACCATCTCCATCAGTATCAACTCTAATATAACATTCAAATAATTCTACTTCCTCTGTTGAACGATCTGTGGATTCAGAAAAAGGTGTTTCGTCAATACCTGCATTTCTTGTTAAGCTTTCTTCATTTAATAAAGCTTCATTTGAAATAGGTAAATCATCTATTATTTTTTTATCAAAGCCCATCTCTATTAATTCACTTCTTGTCTTAGAAACTCTGTGAGCTATAAAATTTGCTTCTTCAATTGTCTTAGCTGTTCTTTGAATTAAAAATTCCTCAGGTGGAATATTTTCTATCTTAACTTTGCCAGACCCATTAGTTCTTTTAATAATAGCATTGTGCATCATAGGCACAGGCATTTCTGGCATAATTTCGCCAGTCTTAATAGCCATAGCTTTAACTACTTCTAATTGAGCTTTAGTAGTTTCATCTTCAAAGCTTTCTTCTTCTACAACTTCAATATTATCATCTTCTATTAATAATGTGTATTCATCGTCACTTAAATTTTGATATGTTTCTTGCTCAACACTTTCAGACTCATCCCAATAAACTTTGACGATCCCATTCTTTTCTAAAAGAGCATCTTTGAACCAGGTATATAAAATCGAAAAACCATCGTTATCTTTATTAAAAATATAATTAATATAGCTAGTTACTTGTTCAGCCATCTTAATATCTTCAACTTTAACAGGCTCACACTTAACAACCTTCTCACTTGAAGTAAAAATTCTAAGTAGGTTTGGCAGTATGGTTTCAATAGTGTCAGCTACATCAGTTGATACAACTTGTGATCTACCATCTATTTCTGTGCCTAGCTTTTCGCCCATGTAATACTCAAGCGATTTTTTTCTTTGGCTAGATAAAGAACCACCCATGTACCCTAAAGCATTTGTTATTTCGGAATTGATAATTCCTCTTAACTCTATATCTGATATTTTTTTTGCCATAACTTTTTAAACTATATAATTTGTGTTAACTGGAACTTCTTTTTTCCAATTTGAAAGTTCTATTCCTTGCCCAGCTACTCCAGTTCTAAAAGCATCAGCACAATGCGATGCGTAAGAGTGTTGTGGTTTAGATTTAAAAACTTGTGCCTTGTCATCCCATTTTTTTTGGTAGGCTTTTAAATACTCAATTCCTGTTGCACACTTGTCCTGGTCAAACCAGCAATTTACTAAATTTTTTCTGACAGATTCTATTCCATCTTCAATACTAAGCTTAGGTGCTACTTCACCAACTATACCAAGATCCAATAAAGCTTCTAATCTTGTTTTAGCATAATTGCCAAGCTCCCTGACTTTTACATCATGGGGGAATATGTGAGTGCTATATTCAAAGCCTTTATTTTTTAAAACATCAGCATAGTGATCTAAACCATGTCCAGTATTTTCGTAATAATCAATTAATCTTATTTCTTTTTTGTGTCGCTGCACAAACCATATTGCAGTCTGGTCATTCATGCCCAGATCCCACCATGTTTCTACATCTATGTCCTCATCAAATAGATTGGACACCATTCTTTTTTCTTTTACTAAATCTTCTATTATAGTTCCATAATACGATCCTGTTATTGCAGCTTGAAATGAACATTCAAATTCTTGCTCATATAAATCTTTGGACATTACATCTTTAGCAGCCTGTAATTCCTCATCGTCTAAAATCTGTGTTTCACTTGCTTTGTAAGTACAAGCATACCATTTAGGATTTTTTATAGCTGATTGATAAAGCTGATAAAAATTGTTTCTTCCTTTTGGTGTACCTATAAATATGCACCAACCCTTTCGGTCTGCCAGAGCTGGTCTTATGACTTCTGGAAATATAGTTGGTTTAATAGATTGTGTTTCATCGAATACACATCCATCTAAACTAATACCTCTAATTGCTTGATCGTTTTCTGCACCAAGAATTGTTATCCTTGCACCATTTGCCAAATCACATCTAAGCTCAGATTCATTAAATTTTGTGCCAGGTATCTTTCCAGCGAACTGCTTAATGTAATCCCATGCTGTTGCCTTTCCTTGTAGCCTGTATGGGCTTATAAAGGCATATCTAGGGTTAAGGTACTTATTTGTTAAAGCTGCCTTGAGCATATGGTTTATTGCCATGACGGTTTTTCCTGCCCTCCTGTGGAGAACAATCACACTAAACCTATGCTTATCTATTTGACCATGTAGTATCTTTTGTAAAGCTCTAGGCTTGTAAGGTATAACTATATTGGGCATTTTTGAAAATTAGTGGAGTGTAATACTTTCAGATGTAGAAATAGGCTCTATGCCAAGATCATCCATGACCTGAAAAGAAAAATTATCACATTCTTTAATATTTTTAAAACCATCAAAATGTACGATCACACTTTTAGTAGATTCCATCACATAGACGATAGCTGTATAACCCATTTTTTTATCATCAAATTTTTTCATTAGAATTATCTTTTAGGCAATAATTTTTTAATTAATTTCAATTCTTCTTCTGACACAGCACCACCAATTTTCTCAGCTATAAATTTTTCGTCTAATTCAGCAGTAGGAATTGATTTTGCTAAAATTTCCATTTCTTTATCTCCAGCAGCGACTCCTGTTATGCTTTTTCTGTATTTGTTAAAAAATTCTTTATTTTTTTTTTTTAAGGCTAATCTTTTTCGTTCTTCTTCTGTCATAATTTATCCTATTAGTGGTTGGTTGTTGTAGGTGTGTGTAACTTCCCTAATTTTATTTTTAATTCCAAATATAGTTTTGGGGGTCGCTTTTTTCTTCACCCCATGACTTTCTGGTGCAAAACCAGGTAAAATGATTGTTAATCAACTGCTCCGGTTAAATAAGCTAATAAATTAGCCATTTATTTATAGAAATATAAATAAAGTATAGCTACCGGTATTTATTTACCGGATTACTTTAGAATTATTCTATTATGTGACAAAAATATCACATTTTTTTTCCTATAAGAGAGTGTGTGCTAGATTAATCTCTGACTCCCATGAATCATACAATAACCCAATCAATACAATACTTTCACTTATCCCACTTAACAATCAAAGGACTTGAATCTGATCCAAATACCTGTAATTGATCTTTTTTCATGTATGTTTTAGGTGCTAATCGTTCTGATTTCCACTTAGTTAAATCAATAAATGATTTGATTAAGTGAGTCTGACCTAAATCTGTTTTCTCTTTGTATTTACTATCTTCTAAACTCTGATTAATTAAATCAGTAGCATCACTTAATAAATATTCTATTCCATCAGTCTTAGCTATTTCGTATTGGCTTCTAAGCTCTTGGTCTTTAGCCATCCAGGTTCTAAATGATTGCCAACATGGTCTGTCTGGATTTTTATTCTTTGGAGATAAACAACTTCTGATACTTAAACCAATTGCTAGTTCTTCTATTATCTCAGCGATAACTTTTGGATTCTTTTTTGTTTTATTAGCCATTTTAAATGTAATTAAGGGTTGTAATTGAATTAACACTCATGTTAACTCACTTAGATTCGTTATTAACCGAATCAGAGAGGAATAATATGTTTAGAAATAATAAAATATCATCCAACACAGTAAATATGTTCAAATTGGATATTGTTAAAATTTATGCAAAAAAAGATAAGTTAAAAGACATTTTGAAATGTCCTAAACTTCAAAAGAAGCATAAATTACTTAGCTTTAATCCAATTGAGTGTAATTAGTAATATTTAGGCAGATAGTTTGTTTTGAGAGAGAGAAAGACGAAATAAAGCTGATCTGCCTAAAATCTTCACCGAAAGAGGTTAATGAAAAACCTTAATATATGAAGTGTAGATTTTTTTTAGGTTTTAACTGTCAACTTGTCAAATATATTTTTTTAGATTTCTATTTGCATACTTACAAACATTTTTTAATGCTTTTTCATATTCATATCCAATCTTAGTATGTGACCAATCCAAATACATTCTTTTCATCTTTCTAAGAGATAATCTATGAGGAAAATTTCGTAAATAAATTAATTCTCTGTCAGATGCTTTTGCATCTAACATAACTAACAATACAAAGTCATAAATTGTTATCTGTCTTGATGTTAATGTTATTTTTAAGGTAGCTGCATATTTATCTAAGTTTTTAATACTATCTGCATCTTCACCAACACCAATAGCATTTTCAATTACTTTGTACATTGTAGGTAATGACTTAGCTTTTACTTTAGGCATTTTGCTATCGCAAAAAGACGATATTTGTAAAAATCTATCTAACTCATCTATTGTAAGGTTAGTCGTTATCATTTTTATACAATTCCTCCAGGTAAGTGTTGAATCTATCTTTACTAAGTGATTTTTGTAGTGTTTTAGTTTCTTTATTTTGATAATATTCTTTGCGATTTTTCTTAATCTTTTTTACAGCACTAGAATAATAAACATTTGATGATTTAGTTACCCTTGCCAATGCTTTGGCAACTAACTTAGGATCTACATATGTTGTCATTATATATATCTCCCTAA